GCTTGACCAGCAAGAAAAACCTCGCGGGCCTTTTGCAGCTTGGCCTCGTCCAGGGCGTTGGCCTCCAAGACCAGGGCCAGCACGCGGTTGCACTCCACCTGGGTCAGGCCGCCGCTCTTCAGGTCGGTCTCCCAATTGGTCCAAGTGCGGGGGTCGGCCTTATTGGCGGTGTCCCACTCGATCGCGCTGGGTTCCAGCGAGCCGAGGACCATGTAGCCCAGCCGCTTCTTGGCCCACTCGCCGAGCACCTGCTGATAGGTGGGGTCGGTGAGGTTGGGAATCCAGCCCTCCTTGGTGAGCTTGCCCGGCGGCTTGGGGTACGGGCACAGGGCCTCGAACTCGCTCATGTTGGGCAGGCCCTTGGCGCGGAAGACGATCTGCCCCTCGCCGCGCGGCAGGACCAGCAGCACTTCGCTGGAGAGTGATTTGGGGTCGATACCGGCAATCTTCATGTTGGCTCCCTCGTAAAAGGAAAGAGAAAGGGGCGGTGCCGGCAGGGCTGCCGGCACCGCATATCTGGTCCTGTGAGACCAGAGAAACCGGCCTTTTGCTAAAGAGGGCCGGGGAGTCGTCTTACGAACCCATGCGTGTCACGATGGGCTGGGTGACGTTGCACTTGCCGTTGACGGCAATCACGGCGTCCTTGAAGTTCACCTCGCGCTGCTCCGAGCGGAAGTCGGGGAAGAGTGTGATTTCACTCTCGGCGGTTGCGCACGGCGCAACCTGCTCCACCTCGATGGCCACGGCGTAGGGTTCGCAGGGGTCTTTGGCGTAGGTGATCCATTCCGCAGCCGCCCCGATCCCCTTCAGCGCGTCCATCGGCGTGATCTCCTCGCTGGTGCCGGTGGTGATGAACTCGTACACGCTGTCCCACTTCACGTCCAGCGGCACCTCCTTGCCTTCCTTCACCGTGTCCAGGTTGTCCCGGTCGAGCAGGTAGGTGTAATCGCTCTTCTCGGTGTAGGTGATGTTCCCCTCGCCGATCTTCACTTCGAGTTGCTGCGAGAGGAAGGTGATTGTCGCGTCCACGGCGTAGGTGCCGGCCCCAAGGGCGGGGCTGAACGTGATGTCCGTCGTCAGGTGCTCGTCCGTCCCGTCCTGGGTCCGCGCCGTGACGACGTGGACCGTGGCCGCCGTCTCACCGGCGATGGTGAAGCGAGCGCCGACGGGAATTTTGTGAGTGTGTCCGCCCACCGCCGTGGGGATGCTCACACTCGTGACCTTGCAGCCGGTGTCGCCTACGGCCACCGCCGTACTCGGCGTGCCGACCGTCTTATCGGCAAGCGCCGTGCAAGGATAGATGTCGGGGTGCGCCCCAAGGCCGTCCTTGATCCGCACGGTGCAGTCACGAAGCTCGATGCGTGCCATGTTTGGTATCTCCTGTCTATTGATTGGTGAAAAGTTCCATCCGGTAGCGGGCGTCCACCATCGACTGCTTGAGCCGGTCAGTCGGATCGACCTGTCCAAAGTGCAGGACGCGGATGTTGTCGTTGCGGCCTTGGACCGGCTTGAGGCAGCCGACCAGCGCGTGCTCGTCGTCGCCGGGTTGGTTTCCGTACTGATAGACGGCGATGGGTCCGTCCATTGCCCCTTGGAATACGCCCATCTTCTGGATGATGGCGTACTGGTTCTTCTGTTCCTCGTAGCGGCTGACAAACAGCACGTTCGCCACGACTTCGACGTAGAAGTAGTTGTGGCTGGCTTCCCTGGTGAACGGTCCCGTGATGCGGATTTCACAGCGATCCGTGGCCTCCATGAACTCGGTGGTCCGCTCGTCCAAGCCTTCGACAAGCGCCGCCAGGTTGGCCTCTTGGGCGACTTGCTTGAGATAGCTGGCTACGGACGCGAACACCCAGCGTGCCCAATTGGGATTGGCCGACATGGCTTAGCTCTCCCCTCCGGCCCGAGAGTCCAGGGGCAGCGCGTCACCGGCCGAGAGATCGACAATCGACCCAGCCACGCCCAGGGACTCGCCCGCCAATTCCTTGCCGGTGATGATGTACGCCGCGTCAAACTCGTACTCCTCGTAGTTCTCAATGGCGTACTTGCGGCCGTTGTAGCCCACCCAATCGGTCTTGTGCAGCACGAGGTTGGGGCAGTCGCGGCGCTCGATGATGAACAACCGCTGCCCCGACTCGAAGCCGCCGCCCGCACCCGTGAGCATCTGCTTGTTCGCGGAGATCAGTGCGACGGTGTGCTTCACTTCGGCACTGACCTTCACCGGCAAAATGACGGCCCGCTGAATTCGGGTTGCCGTTTTCGTGCGGGCCACTTCGCCGGTCTTCGCATCCGCAGTCACCACGCCATTCTGATAAATGACGATGCTGCCGCCGTACTGCCGCTTCAGCGCGTAGAGCACCCGGCGAATCTGCTGGTTCAAGCCGTAGCTGGCCGGGTACGTCATGGCGTCAGCCTCGCTTCCGCTGTTCAGCACAGGTCGGTCGCCAGGGGCAATCGAAACGCTCGTCCAGGGCCTTCTCCAGCCGCTCCATCATCAAGGTGTTTTGGGCGATCACATCAGCGCACCTCTCGACCAAAGGCATCAACACGCTGCGCTGCTCGTCTTCGAGCCTGACGATCCGTTTGCCCATGCGGCCCTCGCGGACCCAGCCTTGCCAGAGAAGAAAGGCCATGACCAGGACCAGCGGCCCATACTGCTTCAAGAGGGCGAGCAGGGCCACTCCATCGGCAAACGTGTCGCCTGCTTGCGCAAAGAGTAGAAAATCCATGAGGCATCTCCGTCCGCCCGGAGGCGCAGTTGATGGTAGAAAGGCCGCCCGTCCGGGCTTCTGGAAAAGACCCGGACGGGCGACCGCAACTCACTCCCGGACGCCCGTTAGCCGAGCATGGGGACGCAGGAACCGTGTTGGAGGACCGCCACACCCGCGAGGATGTCGCAGTTCACCACCGTGCCACCCGCGTTGATGTCGTACTGCATCAGCACGCGCATCCCGATCCCGTTGTGAGGCACCACGGCGGCCATGACGCCCATCCGGCTGTCCGGCAGGGCCAGCGGCCGGGTCACCAGCGCCAGGGCGTCCCGGTGGAACGCCAGGTTCATCGAGCCGGTCGGGCCGGGGAAGGCCGGGTCGTTCTGGGCGACGGCCAGATCGAGCGGCCGGTCCAGGTACACCGTGCAGGTCGAGCCGGCGTCTTCCGACTCGATCACGGTGTAGGTCGCACGGCCGGCACCGGTGCCGAAGGCGAGCAATTGGCCCACCTGCGGGGCCTTGCCAGCGGTGTAGCCGCCGAGCACGATGGCCTTGCTGTAGGCGGCGGGGTAGCTGGCGCTGGCGGCGCACTTCTTGTAGTGCGTCACGACCGCGCTGGTCTGCACGCCGTACTTGAGGGCCTCGTTCAGGACCACGGCACCCGTGGTGGCGTCGGTCATCCAGGTCGGCTGGTCGTTGCCAGCCACGTTGACGAACTCACCGGCCGTCCCAGTGATGGTGATGTTCAGCGCACCGGCATAGCCGGCCGCTTCTGCCCCGGTCAGAGCAAGGGCTTCGCTGTCGGCCCCGGACAGAACGCAGTTGACGTTCTGGCACATGAAGGTGTCGAATCCGAGGATGCGACCCAGCGTAGCCGTCTCCAAGGCCGTGCCGCCGTCGCCGCGCTGCTGGGCGGCGATGAACAGTTCGGTCTTGAGCATGGCGGTTTCCGCCGTGGGGGCCATGACCAGCCGGCGACCGTCCAGCGGGGCCTTGTTGACGTTCAGACGCTCGCGGGCGTCCAGCACGCAGTCCTTCGCGTTCGTGGAATCGAGGGCACCCAGCCGGCCGATGCGGTTCTGCGGGCCGCCCAGGTAGGCGTGAACGCGACCGAGCAAGCAACGATCCACGCCACGGGCGATGGACAGCATCGCCGGGTGCAGGTAGATGTCCTTCAACTCCTGGAAGGACTTGCTGCCCTCGCCGTCCCGAATGACGAAGGACTCATAGAACCACTGATCCAACGGCACCGGCACGTTGGTGGCGGTGGCGTCTTGCTGGACCAGCACGGTCCCGTCCGTCTTCCGGCGAATCCTGAACTCGCCGGGCTTGCGGGTGTTCACCACGTCGCCGAACTTGGCGATCTCGTTCTCGAAATCGCGGTGGACGAGGTTGGCCATGACCATGTTCTCTTCGAGGATGGCCAGACCCTCCTGCGCCCACAACTCGGGGACGTAGGCGTCGAGATTGTTGTCGTAGCAAGCCACAAAGGGCTGGCTGAGGTAGAGACGATTCATCGTTGTTCTCCAAAGCTGATGGGTTGATTCCGCTCGAAGGACCGGCGAGTCACCAGGACAAGCCGGCCGCCGGAGCGACATGCACCGACCCCTGAGAGGTACTAGCGGCGCTTGGGGGCCAATCCGAGCAATTCAGGGTTCTTCTCCCGGATTTCCCGATACTGCGTGGGCGTCAGCTTCCGCACGTCGATCTTGCCGCCTTGACCCGGCATGAGGCCGCCGGTGGCCGAACCCGATCCGATGCCCGAGACCACGCCGGAGCGGAACATATTGCCCCAAGTGTCCGGGTCGTCCTTCATCTTCTTCACGGCCTCCTCGGGCGTGTACGCCTTGGTCTCCGTCTCGCCGGTCGTCGGATTGACCGTCAGCATCTCGACCATCGGCTTGAACTTGCCGGTCAACCGGCCGGTCTTGGAGTCCGTCTCCTCCAACATCTTCGTCTGCGAACGCAGTTGGGTGACGATCTGCGAAGGACTGAACGCTTCGTGCCGGACGGCGGCATCTTGCAGCGCCCGCTCGATGGTGGAATCGCGGTACAGCGTCTCGAAGAAGGACGCCTTCTTTTCCGACTCCTGCAACTTGCCGGCGTAGACCTCTTCGACCTGCTTCTTTTCCAGAAGAAGCTGCTCTTCCTTGCTGCGCAGTTGGCCTTGGACCATCTCCAGGTTCGCTTTCAGGGCCTTCCGCTCCTGCTCGGTGAGACTCTGGCTGGCCAGCAAGTCCTGATATTGCTTCTCGGTCTTCTTCAGCGAGTCTTCCAGCTTGCGGCGGTCGGTGGCTACGATCCGGTTGACTTCATCCTGGGTGAACGTCTTGCCGGCGGCGGCGGCAGCAGCGGCAGCGGCCGAAGCGGCGGCATCGGCGGCGGCCTTGTCGGCAGCGGCCTTCGCGGCATCATCTTCACCCTCGAAACAAGCGGACCAGGGACGGGACAGATACAGAGACGTGAACATGCAAACATTTCCTTACGCCCGACAGGAATTTCACAGAGCATCCGCCTATTCGGTATCAGCGGCGTCCGACCCGGCAGTGATCGCCGGTGAAAGGGAGCCAGGACACTCGCCTAGCTCATTCGTGACAAATGGAAGGCGTCCGAGTCTTGCAGGAACGGCATCAAGAGCCGCCAGGCGACGGAACTCGGCACCATGTTGATGATGTGCTCAATGGGCAGTTGCGCGCGCTCATAAGTCGTCTTAACCGTGCCGTAGCCCATCGCACTGATGGCCAGATTCTCCAATTCCAGTTCGGGGTCTTTGCCGTCCAAGAGGGCATAGGCGATCTCGTACTCGGCGATGCGGATGGCCTCGGGCACCTCGGTGTCCGTGCCACGGGGAAACTCCAAGGGCTGACTCGCCTCGGCGGCCTGGATGTCATCCAGTGCCAAGCCGGTCGTGTCCGAGGAGCCGCAGAGCGTATAAACGCTGTGTTTGACGCCTTTGAAGTTCAAGGCGTCGATGATCCCTCGGGCAGCGATCAGCGCCTTCTCCCGGTCGGCCTCGCTGGCGTCCGTCCATGCCGTTTCATGGAGCCGCTGGGCAAAGTAGCTCGTCGCCTCGGCGGTTCGATCAGCCGGCGTGTCGCCGTTTGCCACCTTGCCGTAGTAGTCGAAGTTCAATGCCATTACCGACTCCTAGCACGCGATCCAGGAATAGTTGCTGCCAGCGCTGGCATCCGCGACCTTCGTGACCGTGACCGTGAAGCCGGCGTCCCCCTGCTGCGTCATGGTGACGCTGACCGTCGCCAAGTGACCTTGGACCGTCTCGGTGACGCCGACCGTCGCGAGATTGCCCTTGACCGTCTCGGTGATGTTGACCGTCGCCAAGTGACCCTGGACTGTCTCGGTGACGTTGACTGTGGCGGCGTTGCCCTTGACGGTTTCCACGACCGTCACTGTCTTCACGTCGCCGACGAGATTGGTCCCATCCCCCGTGATGGCGCTCGCGTCGGTATGGGCCAAGGTGCCGATGAACTCGACCACCCAACCACTCGGGTCGCCTGCCGTCACGGCGGCATTCGCGCCGTTGATGCTGCTCAAAGCCCGAAGAGCGGTCTGCATGTCGGCCGCAGAAATGTTGTAGGCCAGGTCAGGGGTCGTCTGGCCGTCGTAGGTCAGGGTGAAGGTGCCATCCGAAACGCCGGAGTCAAGCGTAATGGTCTGCTTCTCGTTCTTCCCGCAGACGCTGGTAATAGCCAGCACGTTGCTCTTTGCCAGCGTGCCGATGAACTCGACTACCCAGCCTGCCGGGTCGCCGTCCGTCACGGCGACGTTCGCGCCGTTGACGCTACTCAAGGCCCGCAAGGCGGTCTGCATGTCGGCCGACGAAATGTCGTAGGCCAACTCGGCGGTCGATTGACCGTTGTAGGTCAGAACCAGCTTGTCGCTGGCCGCCCCGCCCGTGACCACGACGGTCTGCTTCTCGTTCTTCCCGCAGACACCGCTGATGGCCGGCATGTCGGTCTTTGCCAGGGTGCCGATGAATTCAACCACCCAGCCCGCCGGGTCGCCGTCCGTCACGGCGACATTTGCGCCGTTGATGCTGCTCAGGGCCCGCAGAGCGGTTTGCAAGTCGGCCGAGGTAATGTCATAGGCCAACTCGGCAGTCGATTGACCAGCGTAGGACAAGACCAGCTTGTCGCCAGCCGCCGCCAGCGTGACCACGATGGTCTGCTTCTCGTTTCTCCCGCACGTCCCCGTCATGGCCGGCACGTCAGTCTTCGCCAATGCGCCGATGAACTCGACCACCCAGCCTGCCGTGTCGCCGTCCGTCACGGCGACATTTGCGCCGTTGATGCTGCTCAAGGCCCGCAAGGCGGTTTGCAAGTCGGCCGAGGAAATGTCGTAAGCCAACTCGGCAGTCGATCGACCGTCATAAGTCAGAACCAACTTGTCGCCAGCCGCGCCGCCCGAGACCGCGACGGTCTGTTTCTCGTTTCTCCCGCACGTCCCCGTCATGGCCGGCACGTCAGTCTTCGCCAATGCGCCGATAAACTCGACCACCCAGCCCACCGAGTCGCCGTCCGTCACGGCGACGTTCGCGCCGTTGACGCTACTCAAGGTCCGCAAGGCGGTCTGCAAGTTGGCCGGGGAGATGTCGTAAGCCAACTCGGCGGTCGATTGACCGTCATAGGACAGGACCATATTGTCGCCGGCCGTGCCGCCCGTGACCGCGACGGTCTGCCTCGCGTTGATCCCGCCATCGGTACTGCCCATTTGCGCCGTGTCGGTCTTCGCCAAGGCACCCTTGAACTCGACCGTGTACGGGCCGCCGGGGTCTCCGCTGATATCGACATTGCCTGCGCCGACCAGGCCCTCCAAGGCGGTCTTCACGTCGGCGGCTGGCGCATTGGTGGCAATCGGGGCAGTCGCATGGCCGTTCAGCGAAAGAGTGAAGGTCTCGCCCACGACCGTACCGGCCAGGGTGACGACCTGTTGCGAGTTGCCGGCCGGATCGGCGGTGACGTAGACCTTGCTCACGTCGGCGATCTGGACCTCAACCTCTTCGCCGGCCGGAAGCGGATAGCCGCTTTCGACCGTGACGCCCGTGGGGCCAACATAGACGACGGTGGTGTTGGCGGTTGCCGCCCGCACGCGCACGCCCTTGAGCGCCTTTTCCGGTGCATAGCCGCGCTGCACGAGAGGCCGAGCCACGGCATCCGCGCCGCCGTGTCCAACCCAAAACTCGGCTACCGCCGTCCGCTCTATGTTCATTGTCGCACCCTCTGTGTCAGCTTGTGTCGAACTAGGTCAGCTTCGGTTTCCCCGCGCCTCGCACGCGCGAGGCCGTTGTCGGCTGCAAATCAGTGTTGCGGCTGGCCGCTTTCTCTTCCGCGCCGGCGTTGGGATCGGCGGACAGGTCCGGGATGCCCCGCGCCGCCGGATCGCTGCCGCCCTTGCTGCCGACCGCGCCTTGGCTTTCCGCAATTAGCTTCAGCCGTTCGGCGTGGTCGGTGCGGGCCGCCAGGTACTCGTCGTCGTCGAAGCCCAGGGCCACGGAACCAGTCTTCTCGCCGACCAGTCCCGCCTGCGCCGCCAGGATGATCGTTTGCGGGTCGCCGTTGGTGTAATGGGCGTTGTCGATCTCTTCGTTGATCGCGGCCAGGTCGTCCACGCTCACCTTCCCGCCCAAGAGGGCTTGAACGATCCCCTTGGACAATTCGCGCTTGACCTTGCGGCCGGGGACCGAATTCATCAGCTTCGTCAGGTCGGTCGCCTCCTTGATCCGGTCGGCGTCAGTCTTGAGCGAATAGCGATCGGGGTATTTGATCGTGGCGACTTCGCGTTTCGAGACCACCCGCTCTTCGTAAGCGGCCCAGTGCTCACAAAGCTGCCGCTCGGCGCTTTCCAGCAACAGGCCGATGTAACTCAGGCCCGCTTCAAGACCCTGGTTGTCCATCACCTTCGACTCGGCCGAGGCCCGCACCGCCAGGCTCGATACGGCTAGGTTGACCAATTCGCGGATGTCCCCCTTGA